CCGCGCCGCAGAGAAGAGGGCGGATGTGGTCAAGGAATACGGCGAGTGGGCAGGACAGGCGTTTGACCTTGGCGCGGCGGAGACAAGAGACTTAATTAAGAACACTGCGCTAAAGTCCAGAGCCACCGGAAGTGTATCCGACATCACGCAGGAAGAACTCCAGAGGCTCTTCCCCAACGGCGGAGCGCAGGTGGCCCGTGAAGCCAACAAGGCCGACAAGAAGATGACCGCCGAGGAGCGGCAGAACAAGTCTCGCCGCAAGGCGGAGCGCAAGGTGGCGGAGTATATTGCAAAAGCCATCGGCGCGAAGATCGTACTGTACGAGTCCAACGAAGACCGCACCGACAACAAGCGCACCGAGAACGGTTGGTATGACTGGAGTACCGGAACAATCTATCTGGATGTGAATGCCGGTGACTTCGGCGACCGGTCTATGCTCCGTACTCTGGCTCACGAGTTGACTCATGTCATCCAGTCTCGTTCCCCGGCGGAGTATTCCGCGCTGCGGCAGTTTATCCTTGATAAGTACTTTGACGGCAAGCAGGAACTCCTCGACCGCAGGATCACCGAAGCAATGAAAGCAGACCCCAACCTCAAAGCAGAGTATGCAGTTGACGAAGTCGTGGCAGATGCCTGTGAAATGATGCTCCGGGATTCCGAAGCCATCAAGCAGTTGTATCAGCAGGACAAGAATCTCTTCAACAGAATCAAGGACTTCATTGACAAGTTCGTCAACGCGATCCGCGAAGCCTTTGAGGGCGTGGACGCTTACTCCGGTGCCGCCGAGGACATGAGAGAATACTGGGCAGACATCCAGAGACTGTGGGATTCGGCGTTCGTCGCGGCTTCTATTAAGAATGTGGAGACCATGACGAGTGCAGGGGTCTCCGAGGACACCGCCGTCGCCCTTGACGAGAATGGCTATGAGATGGTAAAAGGTGCCATCGTGCAGGATAATGTGGCGAATGTCATGGAGTCCGATGAGTTCCAACCGCCCATTGACGGTCACGATGTGCAGAACTCTCCTCGCACAACCCCCGCGTGGCTTGAAGCGTTTCCAAAGCGGTTCCCGAACTTTAGCCGGGAAGACATCAATGTCGTTGCGTCTGCGCTGACCGCGTTTAATGAGGACGCTATCGCGAGAACCGCCGCAGGGTTCCTTGCCGACTCCGACCCCGGTGGGTTCTATGCCCAGACCCAGTACGGGCCGCTCCGCACGAATGTGGAGTACAAGTACACCTTCGACCTCGACACTTCTTGCCCAAGGACATTCCAGTTCCTTGCGTACAGAGACAGGATCGTCGAGGCAATCGGCAGACCGCTGACATTCTGGGAGAGCGAGAACCTCATCAATGTTATGAAGCAAGTCGGATGCATGATTCCTTGCACCTATTGCTATGTTGAGAACAAGAGAATTCTCCTGTCCTCGTCTTGCGTCGATTACTTTAAGTACAGAAACGCAGTCATGTCGGCGGAGACAGACGCGGACGCAAAGTCCAAGATGTATGGCTACAACGCGAAGAAGCGCACCCTTACGGAAGCGTCGCAGAAAGTGTTTGCCGAGTGGAGAGCAGACAGATCTTATCATCCGTCTGCCGCAGAGTGCTACACCGATGTCTGCAAAATCCAGAACCTTGCCAACCGGGTCTGGGATGAGGCCCTTGAGTCCGGGGAACTCACTTCGGACAGTACGGTGAACGAGATTGCGCAGTACTTAAACAACAAATATTCCATCACCGACAAGAATGCCCAGAAGAGAGTAGACGCTTTCGCGGCGGAGTGGAAGTACGATACGGACGCAAAACGCGAACACGAGCGTGGCATAGAGGGAGAGTCCGACGGCATTAACCAGACCGCGCTCTCCGTATATCACCAAGCACTCGCTTATGCGAAGTCCGCGTCCTCTGCCAAATCTGTTGAGAACTACACTCCGTACTCCGGAGAACTTGTCAACATCTCCCCGGAAGATCGTGCGTTCATCATGGCAATGGGCGGTCTTCGCAAGCACTCGTCCAACGACTTCCGCATCGACTATGTGGAAGACTACTTTATGCTTTTCGCTGACATGGCGGCAGGTGGGTGGACTGGACATACTTACACAAAGAACCCGGACTATGTGAGGATATTTGGAAGAACCGGAGATCGCATCAATATGTCCATTGCGCTCAACGGGAGTTCTTACGACAACATCACCATGAATGACCAAGAGGGGATGAACTGGGCGGAAGCCAGAGAACTGCGAGACCACTACAGGAATGCCGGTATCATGTGCATGGTCACCAACGAAGCCCAGTTGGCGTGGGCGTTAGACCAAGACTGGATAGATATGATTATCCCGTTCCACGCGTCTGGTCTTCGCAAGGAAGTCTACAAGACTCTCAACGGTTGGCTTGACTTCACTTCAAAGCAGAACGAGTCTTTCTGGACGAAAGACGAAATGGCAAAGCAACTCAAAGCCGCAGGGTATGACCTGCCGAAGGGGGCAATAACGAGAGACAACTATATGTCTACCCTGCACCCAGACGCTACGGTTGAGATTGTCGGCGGCGGAGAGACCACGCTCACCGAGGTGAGCGACGGCGGTTGGAAGTGGGTTCGTCCGCATTTCTTCCCCCACGAGACTGTCATTGAATTAAAGAGACCGGACGGCAAAATCAAAGTAAAGGTTCCGGGTCACGAGAACGATCCGCAGAAGTACCTCGCGCTTTGCGAAAGGTTTGGAGTCCGCCCCCGGTTCTACAACTCCAAGGTGCAAGTCAACGGAACCGGTAAGGCCATCCGCGCAACAGAGCATCCGAACTTCTTCAAACTGGTCAAAGAGACATCAAGAACAGACCAAGAGATTATTGACGGCAAACCAAATGTGCAGACCGCCATCAAGTTTAATTTCAACGAGTACGATCCGTACCTCAAGATGACTCCGTTTGAATTTGCCATTCAGCAACTTGAGGCCCAGAGAAACATTGCCGTATCGCAGGGTAACGGAAAGATCTACTCCGACATGGCGCAAGATCCCGCCGGGGTCGTGGAAGGGTTCCTCCGCAAAGAGAACGGCAAGTATGTTTGGCTCGATGACAAGAACTCGCAGAAGTACATTGACCCGGCAAAAGACCCGTACTTTGAAGACCGCATTGGACTGCTGAAGTCCGGTTACGACGAAATGACGCAGATGTCTGCGCGACCGTCCGACGATGGCGGCACCGAGATTCAGCGTTCCTCTCGCCGCCCAATCGCATCCATGGACATGATAGAAGCCATGGACAATCTCAACGGGATTTCAAATGCCAGAGTGCGACAGGGCATCCAAGAGATTCGGGAACTGTACGACCAGTACAAGTCCTACATCCGGGAGCGAGACAGACTCCGCGACCAGATTCGCAAGGGTGGAGACAAGACCGCTCTGGAGAATCGCAGAAAAGACCTTGCCAAACGGAGAGACCGTGTACGCTTTGCCATTGAGCAACTCATGGAGCAGAAGGATGTCCGTCAGTTCCTTGAGCGAGAGCGCAACGAGATCACCGGGTTGTTTGAGGAGTCCGCCATCTCTGGAAGAGACTACATTAATAATTACTATAATACCCCGATGCGCGAGGCCCTTGAGTCTACCGAAGCGGCGTGGCGTAGGAGATACGAATCCCTTGAGGCTCGTTACGACAAAGCGAAACTCCGCGCCATTGCGGAGAAGCAGGAGATGCGCGAGTCTTTCCGGGAGTACATGGAGCGTCAGCAGGAGCGTCGTTCCGCCACCGCACTTCGCGAAGTGGCGAGAGCGAGACTCGCAAGGCTCGTCAACATGGTTGAGTCCAACAACGACAAGACCCATGTCATCACGGAACTCCGTGGGCCTGTGGCGAGATTCCTCTCCGCGCTCAACCCGATCCCGACCGGGAACTCGCAGAGAGCAAGAGAAGCGGCACAACAGTGGCGCGATGCCGTCATCGAGATGCAGAACCTTGCCAGTCAGCCAGACACTTCCCCAGTCGCAAGTCTCATCATCGACCAGAACAAGGATGCGTTTGCCGATCTCGTCAAGAGTCTTAACCAACTGGTGGATCTCATCTCCGACGATGTAAGGCTGACCGAACTTGGGCGAGACTTTGAGGAAGCGGTCATTGCCGCCAACAAGAAAGGAACCTCTGCCCAGACCATCGCCAGAGGAACTCTCGCCGCAGACGAGATGGCGGAAGAGACTTCCGTTCTGGACTACATGAACTCCGAGCAACTCGCAAACCTCAACAGAGTTATCCTGGCGGTACAGGCACTGGTCAATGCCGGGAACAGAGTGTTTGCCAACGCCAAGTATGAGAACCGTCAGCAGATGGTCGAGGAGTCCTTTGAGGAACTTGAGAAGATTGACGATCAGCCAACCATCTTCAACGAGAAGACTGGCAAGGGCGAGAACAGAGACCTTGAGACCCAGAGATTCCTCATGTGGCGTAACGGCGTACCGTACTATGTGTTCAAGAGGTTTGGGCAGGTCGGTAAAGATTTGTACATGGCTCTCGCCAAAGGGTGGGGAGACATGGCACTGGATACCAACCGCATCTCCGAAGCCGTCAAGAACGATGGCAAGATCACCCGAAAGGATGCCCGTGAGTGGAAGACCGCAGTACGAACCATTGAACTCCGCGAGAGGGATACCGGTCGTATGCGGAAGACCAAAGCCACCGTGGCGCAGTTGATGACCCTGTACGCACAGTTAGGACAGGAGCAGTCCATGCTCCACATCATGCAGGGCGGTTTCAACTTCAGCATGAACGATGCCGTCCGCACCGATACTCGCAAGTACAGTATGAGCCGGGAAGAACTCGTTGATGCAATTACCACCGCGCTTCAGCAGGACGAGGACGGCAAGCAGATATCCGATGCCGAGGTCAAGAAGCAGTTGGATGCCGCCGCATGGCTTCAGCACTATATGCAGGTTGAGGGCGCAAACATGGGCAACTATGTCACGAGACAGTTGTTCGGCTATGAGTACTTCAACCCGGACGAGTACTACTTCCCGATCCACTCGTCCGACGAGCAACACCAGACCGCGACGGATGACAAGTCCAGTTCCCTCTATTCTCTGCTCCACATGACCATGACCCGCGCGAGGAATCCCAAGTCAAACTCCGCCATCGTAATCGGAGACATCTTCAACATCTTTACGGAACACATGGCGGACATGGCAAAGTACAAGAACCTTGCGCTCCCCGTCATGGACATGGCAAACTGGCTCAACGGTAAGGTCACCAACGAGAATGGTTCAAAGTCCTATATCAAGGGCGAACTGCTCCGGGCGTTCGGCGGTATCCGTTCCGGCGAGGGAGACCAGATCCAAATCAAGTCCATTGCTGAAGAGTACATCACCAAGTTCATGCAGGACATCAACGCTTCGTACAGTGGCGGCGGACTGGTTGACCAAGAGGTCGGCAAGTTCCTCTCCCGGATGAAACGAGCGGCGGTCGGGGCCTCTCTCCGTGTGGCACTCCAACAGCCATTCTCCTATGTGAGAGCAATGTACTCAATGGCTCCAAAGTATCTCATGCGGTCTCTTGGCATTCACAGTGATCTCAAGCAGAACATTGCCGAAGCCAAGAAGTACTCTGGTCTGGCTATGTCCAAGTCGCAGGGCAACTTCACATCTGATGTGGCCCCGTCTATGAAAGAACAGATCATTGCCACCACCGGACTGATGGATCAAATCACCGAGAAGTCTCTCGCCCTTGCAGAGAAGATGGACGAAGTGACATGGGGTACGCTCTGGAGAGCGGCAAAGTACCAAGTCAACGATACCGCCGGTCACGCCGAAGAGGGAACCAAGGAATACTACGAGCAGGTACGGCAGGTATTTGACGAGGTAATCCTCTCCACGCAGGTCATGGATGGTACACTGACCAGAAGCGCATTTATGCGTGACAAGACTCTGTACTCCAAACTGATGACCGCATTCATGGCAGAACCAACACTCACTTATAATATGGTTCTGGATGGAGCGGAAGGGATGCTCCTTGCCAAGAGGACGGGCGGAAACAAGACCGCCGCCAGAAACCGTATGGCTCGTGCCATGGCGGTGTGGGCCGGTACGCAGTTAGCCAACGCTCTCATCACCGCTCTGGTGGATGCGTTCCGCGATGACGATGACTACGAGACATTCTGGCAGAAGTATCTGGAACACTTTACTTCCAACGCGTGGGAGAATATGAATCCTCTGGAAGGGATCCCGATTGCGAAGACCGTCGCGTCCGTGGTGATTTCCGCACTCCGTGGTTCCAAGTCTCCGCTTGGCACAGAGTTCCAAGGTCTCACCAAATCTGCCGAAGCACTCCGGGCTATGTTTGATACTCTCCGTGGTGAAAAGACTGAAGCCAACTACTACGGCAAGATGACAACATGGGGTATGATCTACAATCTGTTGCAGGGCGTATCGTACCTCACCGGCATCCCGGCGGCGAACTTCTCCAGACTTGCGACATCCACCGTCAACGGCGGCATCACTTTCTGGAACGACTTCTTCGCTCCGCTTACCGGAAAGTATGTTTCCCATGCCAAGACTTACAACTCTCCGACCGGCGGATACGACGCACTGTTTGAAGCCGAAGCCAACGGGAACGAGCGCAGAGCCGGTAACCTTATGATGGAACTTGCCGCCCACGACATTGACGGCGATACCATCAACAAGGAGATGCGGAATCGTACAAGGGATGCGTTCGTCGGCGGCGAGATCTCCGAGAGCAAAGCCAGAGCAATCCTCGCAGAGTATGGTGTAGATGCAGAGCATCGTGATTCCGATATCAATTACTGGAAGTTCAAGAGAGACTTCCCAGATATTGAGAAGCCTACTACCGCGATGGCGAACCACTACTACAACGAGTTCCAACCTCGCGGAGTAACTCCGCAACAGTTCGCGACTTGGTGGAAGTACATCCAAGGATGCGAGAAGACGGATACCATGTCCTTACAGGAAGTACGAAGACAGTACATCACACAACTCCAAGTACCGGAATCCGTCAAGGCCGCATTGTGGCACACTTGCTACGATAGCGAGTGGTAAAGCAAGAGCCGGGGTTCAACGCCCCGGCTCTTAAGTATATGTCCGCAAACACATACCCCAATTATACGCAGAATTGTATAATAACTTTATACGAGTTATCACACCAAATTCCTGTTAACACACAAAATCTGCATTGATAACTTAAACATAGTAGATTGATTTCAATCTTCCCGGTGCATAGGTAAATAACTGGAATCTCTTGTGTACGCCCATGAACCCGTTGTTGTTTGACCACTCGTCTGTAGGTACTGCACTCGCCAATCGGCGTACCATGATGCCGTCGTCAATGGATTCTCTGTGGAAGTGACCGGTGTGAATCTCACGGCAGATAGCGGTACCGAACTCCATGGGGAAGTCCAGTGCGAAGTCTCGTAAGAGTTTGTCGGCAGAGGTGGTGTACTCACAGTGTCCATATCCAATAAAGTTGCCTTCCCACCATATAAATTTTCGTGGAGCCATGACATCATCAAATCTGGCCTGTGGGTACGCCGCCTCAAGTGCCTTAAAGAAACACCAAGAACTGCACTCATCGTGGTTGCCCTTGGAGAATCTTACATTAACTGACGGGGAGTTTACCAGACAAGTATCCAACAGATTGCAGAAGAAAGTCCACGCATCTCCCCATGCTTCCTTGAAGTTCACCTTGTCTATGCAGGTTCCTTTGGCGGTGTGGCCCCTCATATCGTTGTTGTGCAGGACATCCTGTCCGATGATGACATTGATCTCATCGTACCCCTTCTCAACGATAGCGAGGATTTCCTTGAGGATGTCTTCGTAGTCCGCTAACTTTGCAACTCCGAAGTGCATATCAAAGAGCGGAATCTCCAACATATCCTCTCCAGACTTGATCTCGCCGCCAATTTGCCGAACTTCAACATAGTCATTTATCGCTTCAATATAGTCATCTACGGAAATTTGACTATGTTGTTTTACCCACGCTTGGGTTATGTTCCCATCTCCATCCACCTGCACGGTGGCGGCGTGGGCGGTCATGCCGGGGAATGTACCTGCTTCAAGCGTTTCGGTAGGTGCGTTGCATTTGTTTCGCCACTCCGCTAACCTGCGACGGAAAGTGGTGAAGTCCATCCCCTTCCCATTATACTCCGGTAGGAATATCTCGTTGTATACCTGCCGAGCGGTCATAGAGGATCGTGCTTCTACGCACCTCTGCTTGAGTTCATAAGGTATCATTACTCATCCTCTTTAGATAACTGTTTGTAAATCTGGTTAACACCCGTGGCGGTCAACCCGGAAGAGATACCGACCGCAACCGCATCCAAAATATTGTCAGCCGGGAAACCGGGCATGACATATAGTCCAAGAATCCCAAGACCACCGCCGACTATTCCCACAACTACAGGGATCAGTTTGTCCGGGAACTTATTGATGGCTTTACAAATAGCACCGATGACATAGCAGATTACTGCGATGCAAGCAACAGTTTCAAACTCCATACTCTCACCCCTTCAGCAGACGGTTCCAAGTCACAGGGCCTGCGATTCCATCGACCCCGATCTTAAAGGCTTTCTGCGCCGCCATGACACCGGCCTTTGTCTTGGGGCCATATATCCCGTCCACCGAGCCGCAGTTGAATCCGAGTCCGTTGCAGAGAATCTGGAGAGATTTGACCTCTCGCCCGGTGGCACCCTCTTGGAGCATTGTCATTGTTACCACGAATGTATCCCCCTTATCGTCTTTAGGTTTCTGCGGTGCAACTTCATTGATGATGTTGCGGAGCATATAGTTCTGGTCACAGATTCCGATGCCGTCCACATGACGGTCTCTCTTGTAATTGATGGCACCGCCTCCGAACTGCCAGATGTCGCAGGTGGGTTGGGTGGTTCCCCAATCAGCGCACCATACATAATCGTAGTCGGACTTTTCTAATCTGTTACTCCACCAGTTGGAGTTGGCATACACACCGGCTCTGTATCCTTTGGCTTTGATAGCGTCACAGAATGTCTTGGCAATCTCCGTAACATTCTGTCTGCCGGTCTGGTACACGGAGTTCTCCTCAAGGTCATAGAAGATGGGGAGTTCCAGTTCCCTACCACCAAGCCACCGGAGTACCATCTCTGCTTCTTTCTTTGCACCGGCGGCATCCTTGGCGTAGGAATACTCATAGATACCGACCGGCACTCCGCACTCCCGGAAGCCTTTGTAATGGTTCTCAAACTGATCGTCTTTCTGGTTCTCTTCCCGACCGTAGCCGATGCGGATGATGGCGAACTCTACTTCCTGCGATGCGAGTTTGTAATTAACATTGCGCTGATAGGTAGAAATGTCCACTCCAAATAACATCATAGCAACCCCCCACTCAACATTCCGATGACCGCCGCCACCACCGCACCGATGATAATATCAATGACGGTATCCCATCTCTTGCCCGGCTTGGCGGTGAGCGACTTCACATCGTCTCTTATCTCTTCCACCTGCTGATTGGTATGCTTCAGTTCGGTGGCCATCGTTGCTACTGTAGTGGTGAGTTCACGCAGTTCAAGCAGACCTTTCTCCACTTGGTCTAATCGGTGTGAGTTACTCTTGGCTCGTTCCTCTAAAGCGACTATTCTTTCGTCTTCCATGGCGGCGTACCCCCCAATCATTACTGAATCTATTGTAGGAAGTAATTCGCCACATCGCTACTGCTTGACCAGAAATGTTAAAGCCACCGCATACAAGAAGCAGATTGGCGCAATCACAAGCATTCTCTCGTCATTCGCAATTCCAACTATCAGTGATGCGACGAACAAGAGCCAACACAACACCGCCGCAACAGTTACGATGAATATAAGCACTCGCTCCATAATTGTTCCTTTCTTATGGGGCGGTAGGATGCTCCGTAATCCCATCTCCCACCGCCCACATAAACACACTACTTATTCCGCAGAATCGGTCACAGAGCGTTTAACAGGCTCACACAATTGGTTGTACGCATCATACAGAGTAAACCAATCGTTTGCATCCATGATTACCACCCACGGGCAATCGTTTCTACGGTGCGCTACGATAGGGATCTCGCCCGGTTTAGCATCATGCTTGGATTGTGACATGGCATCCCACAGGTGCAAGGCCTCGGTTCTTTTCACCTCTATGTGGATCATCGGGAGTCCTTCCACATCAGCGGCTTCCTGCGTCTTGCCCTTAACCTGGGCAGTACGGTGAGCGTCGTATCCGTGGGAGATGCACAACCTTGCAAACTCCAACTCTCCACGCTTGCCTTTGTTCCGGGACTTCCGTCCGACGGCGTGATGGTCTGTCATCACTCACCCTCCGCTTCTATGTGAAGCCGTAATACATACTCCCTTAATCGCTCCATCAGTTCGTTAATTACCATACTTGTTGTCCCATATTTGCCGTCAATAACGCACTGAACGGTAATCGGGGGGTCAAGATTTCTCGTTTCCATCGTGCCATCTTTGCGTTCTATAAGCACCTCATGTCGCAAAATAAGCCTATACCGTTCCAAGTGTAATGTCGTGTTACTGTTTGCCATGTTATTATTCGCCCTCCTCTGCCGGACTTTTGAGCCAATCCAGCCAGCAATCCATGCAATTCGCCATTCCACGACAAACCTCTCTTCTGGCATTAGGCCAACAAGACAGTTCAGAAAAATAATCTGCAAGTTCCTCGTCCGCCATAGAGCGAATGCGATCTGCGTTGGTCTGCGGATGTGGCGGTTCGTACTGCACCAAGAAGTCGTAGTCATCCGGCATAGCATATTCCGCTTTCATAGCCATGCCAAAGATTGTCGGCTTAATGTTGGGCGGCAAGTTCTCAATGAGTTTGCCGTACTTCCATCCGTTTAGAGTCACGGAGTTTGCTTCTATACTGTGCTGAAGCATCTGGTCTCGTGCAGTAAGGATGCGTTCTATCAACTCGTCTTGGTTCATCACTCTCCCTCCTCTCTACTTCTTGCCCACTCTTCCAGCGTGTCATAAGCCGCCGCCAACATTTTGAAAACGGCAACTACATCCGTTTCAAGGATTTCTTTGAACCGCTCTCCCACAAATTTCAGTTCCCAACACGGCTCGTGTTCGTCGTACCAGAAATAGCCTATGGAATATTGGCATTCACGGCCTTGATACTGGTAATACTTAACAAGGTCAATAGTCTCATTCGGTTCGTCCTCTTTGAATTTTGCGAGACGCCTTGGGCAAGCCTCTAATGCATAATCGCCCATTCTCCAGTAAAAGTTCAGTTTAGCCATTGTCATCACCCTCCGCTTCAACGATTGTCGGTGCTTTTTCAACCAGAATAATGAAGTCCCGAATAGCACCGTGTTTTGATATTTGTTCGTCATCTCCTGTACAAGACGGCAACGCATCTATCAGCGCATCCGCATCTATCAACCGCCCATGCGGTGGGACGTAGCCAGCTTGCACTCCCTTGATGAGTGTACAATCTCCTTGCCAATTCGGGATGGCGCAAGTACCGTCTGGATAAATTCTAACTGTCCGCCAATCGCCCTCTTTCGGCATCTTCATGCCCTTAATCAGTATGCTCATGCAAGTTCCTCTTCCTTTCTCGCAAGCCAATCTTTCCATTGGAGCATTGTCGCATATGCTATTTCGCCGATAGAGCGACTGCTATAGTACTGGTCGTGACGATGCTCTGCGGCATAGAGCATTCCATCAAGCACCCAATCGCCTATGTCGATGAGTGTCATGAGGTTTTTCTCACGCTTCTCGTCAATCGCCGTATCGGCAACTGGTTCTGAATCGCCGACAACGATTTCCAACAACTTACAAATCTCTCTTGATGTCATCTTCTCCATGCTCATCTTTTCTCCTCCATCCATTGGCGCAGTACCAATAATTATTTGGAACAAACCCAAAGTTTAGGCATTGTCCGTTTTCAAGTCTGTGTCCTCAGTCCTTGCATTGCACCACTTCTTCAACGGTTGGTCTGCTATCCAAAAATCGGCAGATTGTAGTAATTGCGCTTGTCATCCACGGTTCTTCTGATTCTAATGCCAGTTTCGTGAGGTATTC